CTGCCGTGAGCAGTAGATACACCGTTACTCCTAATGTCTCCCCAATATCCACCAATACCTCCACCTGAACTAGCCAACCAAATGTTCTCGTCAAAGTGATCTGATAAACCACCCCTGCTGTCAGGAACATAATTAAGGAAGCAGCTAATAGGAAGCCCACGACTTGTTCCCCCGTTACTAAGTATAGGAGTGCTAAAGCCGAACCAACATGCGGAGCTGTAGTGATAAAGTCTCTGAGCCAATTCAAAATCTGTGACACCTTTGTAGGTTGCTCCAAAGACGGAGGCTCTTGCGAACGCTTCTTGTGCATGTGTTTCATTCTCCCATAAGTATCTATCCTTAAGTGTATCAAGGCTGAACTTATCTAAATTCTTTTCGTTACTGTAATTAATTTTTATACCAAGATATTCCTTGATACCTACTTTATCTTCAACCATTATGAGTTCTCTGTGTCGTGTATGTTAAGCATTATTATACCATAATGCAGTATCTTTAGCAAGTCTTTTCTGTTCTTTCCGTCCTTGTTTCCATAGCGTTTAGCGTACTTCATAATGTTTCCAAGTGTAAATCCTTCACCGTGTCCAGCATCAATGATAACATCTGTTGCTTGGTACTTATCAGAGGCATAGTGTTCGCTGTATGTAGCATCTACATAAGCTTTAAGTTCAGATAGTAATTGATCTTCATTAAATTTATAGTTCATTGTTTCTCCATTCGTCTGGTAAAGTATCTTCACTATACCACCTAAAGTTATTTGTTTCCGCCCACTCAGCATGTGTGCGTTTGGTTCCGCTCTTCCTTATCTTAGCTCCCGGCATAGGGGCGTAAGGTTTTTGAAATAAAAATACTAACTCAGTGGTTAAGGGTAAGGCTTCTCTGATATGTATGTACTTACTGTACTCAGCATGGTCCCAGAACCTGCCCTTTGCTTCAAGTAAAATTGTTTTACCGTCTATCTTCTTTACAAAGTCAGGCTCGTATTTATGTTGTATGACATATTCTATTCTATCCCAATGATGTTTCCAATCTTTAAGAATAGTTTGATGAATGTCATACTCCCATGCACTGTCATATCCTTTGGGAACATTAATCTTTTTAGGTCTAGGTTTTCTAGGTACTCTCTTAGGCATTAAGTTCTCCTAGCGTTAGTTGTGGATTACGTTTAACTTGTTTGTAAAACCATTTTAAACTATACGCACTAAGTAAAAATTTATTGTTAGCAAAGATATGTGTTTGCTCAGGTAAAAATTCTTTTATATTCTTTCTGTTTATCTTAGAGGTATCTTCACCTTCAGGTACCATTGTTCTTAACCACTCAACAAGTAACTCTTCTGATCTTCTTCTTAGTTGTTTTGCTTTTACTCCTCTCATATTTGTGTTACCTCAATAACGTTAGGTGCTTTAGGTGTCTGAGTTAGATACCTATTACCGTTTGAATATTTAAAAACTCTTAAGCCTTTACCCTCGTTAGCATCTTTGTGACATTCAAATTTGTGTCGACAATAAACGCACTCTTTAGGTAGTTGCATGTTACCAGACTTACCATCTGGAATTGGACTGTAACATCTATCAGGTGGAGTAGCTAACTTCACAGCCTTTTTAATATTAGTAATCTTATTCTTGATGTTAGGCTTATCAAAGTTATCAGGTCTATACAAAGCTAACTCTCCAGACTCTTTGTTAAGAGCTAGGAAGCCACCGTTACTTGTACCCTGTGCTTCTTCGTACCCAGCTAACTGTGCCATGTAACCAAACATATCATTCTCTGCTAGAGTACCGTCTCTAAATTTCTTAAAGGCATAACCGGAAGCTGTCTTAATATCTACAACCTCACCGTCAATGACACAGTCCATGTGTCCTTTGATGCCAGAGACTTTGATTTCTTTCTGTTCATCTGTTACTGTGTGACCAGATAGTTTAATTAAAAAGATAACAATCTCTTCAAGTAAATGTCCGTATAAAAACTTAATGAATAAGGAAGGAGGCATTCGTTCAGGGGTACCTTCTGTCTTCATATCGTACCAGAGCTGTCTAGATTTTCTGCCTATGTTAGACATCCGTAAAGTAGCAGCACCTCTTGGTTCAGGGTGTGACCACTTGTAAAGAATCTCTTTCATTGACTCACCGAACTGGTCGATAGTCTCTGGGTCTAGGTCAATGTGCTCACCATCAGCAAGTACACCTATCTTATTATAGATATCTTCGACCAATGTGTCAAGGGTTTTTTTAGATTTAGTCATATTATGTTCTCTGTCTATGTTTTATCCATGCTAATTGTCTAGTAACAGGATTGAATTGTAGTAGCTGAACACCTAATCTTTTTTGTTCTTCATTTCTACTTTGGCATTTAGTTACTTTGTTACCAGTTTTTTTATGTTGTTGTGGCTGTGCTGTTTTAACATCAACAAAAGTAGTTTCACCATCTTTCATTGCTATCATATCTATTGGTCCAGTACAGCCTGTGTTTCTAAAAACTTCATAGCCATTATCCCATAGCCATGTGACTGCATAGTACTCAGCTAGGTCTCCTTTTCTACTACTGTCGTTTGGTTTAGTATAATTCATCTTTAGTTCTTGTTGTTTATTTATCATTGTTTTTTAAGTACTCTATAACGTTCTGTAAAATATTTATATCATCTTTAAATCTACCAAGACCATTGTTACAATTATTACAAATCCATCCTCTGAATTTATCTGTAATATGATTATGGTCTAGTACCCAAACTGTTCTGTCTGCAAACTGTCCGTTTTCTTTTAACTCAATTTCTGTTTTTTTACAGCATGGACATTTATAATTTTTAGTATCTGGTTTTGGGTTCTCAGATTTTAAAAAACTTACAAGCTTTATTTTATGGTTCTTACATTTCGCACATTCAGTTCTTAAAGAATTACCTGCACCGTATTCACGTGGACGAAACATGTTCAGTTCTTTGTAGTGATTACAGGTTGTACATAATTTAAGATTATCTGTATTTCTTTTAATAGAAGGTTCTTCTAAAAACAAAGTTAATTGTTTAATGTGTTTCACTCCAGTTCCTCCCTACTTTGTATTCACCATCCATAGGACATCGTAGATTAAAATGTTCACCTGCTTCTTTAATACTGTCTACTGCAAGTTCACCTACTTTTTTTGCTCTACACTCTGATACTTCTATCTGCCACTCATCGTGAATGTTAGCTACAAACTTATGTGGTGTACCACTAAGCTTTAATCTGCTTTCTAAAATACATAAAGCTTTCTTCATTACAATAGCACCTGCACCTTGAAGCAAAGTGTTCAATGCTGCATGGTTGTTTCTAATGTAAAGCTTCCTACCGTCTAATCCTTTAAGGAACTTCTTGTGTGCCGCTCTTCCAACTTTATCTCTAAGAGATTTAAATGCAGGGTTATTATCGAAGAAATATTCTCGAGCTCGTTTACCGTCTGCCGTATTTCCTTCGACCACTTTACCAAGCTTTTCATCTCCCGCTCCGTACATGAGGGCGTAGATGAATGTTTTTGCCTGATTTCTAGATTTAAGTTTTGCAGCGTTTTGATTAGCTGTGTGTATATCTCCATCTAATATCTCCTTGATATAGTTTTCATCGTTCATATAATGTGCTAACATGCGTAGCTCTAAGCCACTAGCATCAACACCTAGTAAAACATTGCCTTCATCTACAATCCAACACGCTCTACATTCTTTACCATATGGGCTGTGAATAGAAGGAACCTGTGCCATGTTAGGATTTCTATGTGCCATCCTGCCTGTGATTGTACCGTTAGGTATTACAAAGCCATGTACTCTGCCGTCTTCTTTAACTGCATCAACCCACGAATCAACTTGAGCAATACGTTTCTGTAGTAAAAGAAAGTCTGCTATTAGTTTGGCTTCATGTATGTGTGTGATTTCTGACAGAGTTTTCTCATCAACAATGGGTTGACCTGTAGGTGTGAACCTATCCGGCTTCCATCCAAAGTCAATGAGATACTCGCCAATCTGTTTACGACTGCCTAAATTAAACTCTTGTAGGGTCTTACGCATAAACGGATTAAAATTATTGGTATCTAAACAGCGTTGATATTCATCATCGGTCATACCACGCTTGGATAAGTTACC